GTATTCGTCCAACGTCGATTCAAGGCAGCAACGGGCAGCATTTGAAACGCCACCGCCAACAAACGCAAGAGAGCTAAGGCGGCGAGTCGATGCATTGCCTGATGACTCGATCCCTGAGCTGAACGAAAGCAGGGCGAGGCGTGAGCACTATCAGGCGGAGCTGGCAAAGCTGCAGGTGACTCAGCAGCGCGGCGAGCTGGTGCCGGTTGAGCAGGTGAAGAAAGAGGCGTTCGCGTTGGGCCGTAGTGTGCGGGAGGCGTTAGCGAACTTGGCGGATCGGCTTAGCCACCAGCTAGCGGGCGAGACGGACCCGGCAAGGATTCATCAGGTGCTTAGCGATGAGCACCGTGCGGCGCTGGTGGAGTTGGCTGATGGCTAATCCATGGGCGGATGGTTTTTTGGAGGGATTGCGGCCTGAGGAGCCGCTGACGGTTTCGCAGTGGGCGGATAAATATCGGAAGCTGAGCAGTAAGGCGAGCGCTGAGCCGGGGCCATGGCGGACCAGCAGGACTCCTTATCTGCAGGAACCGATGGACTGCCTGAGCACGGGCAGCACGGTGCAACGGGTGGTAATGCAGTTTGCGGCGCAGACGGGCAAGACGGAGGCCGGATCTAATTGGCTGGGGTATGTGATTGACCATGCGCCGGGGCCGATGTTGTGCGTGCAGCCGACGATCGAGATGGCCAAGCGGCTTAGCAAGCAGCGGCTTGAGTCGATGATCACGGACACGCCGTGTTTGTCTGAGAAGATCGCGCCGGCCAGGAGTCGGGACTCAGGGAACACGCTTTTCAGTAAGGAATTTTCCGGCGGCATCATGCTGCTGGCTGGTGCCAATAGCGCGACTGGTTTGCGGTCAGCGCCGTGCCGATATTTGTTCTGTGATGAGGTGGATGCGTTCCCTGCTGATGTGGACGGGGAGGGCGACCCGGTTGGCCTAGCGGAGCGCCGGACAACGACATTTGCGCGGCGCAAGATTTTGCTTACTAGTACGCCGACGGTGAAGGATTTCAGCCGGATTGAGGCGGAGTATTTGCGCAGCGATCAGCGGCGGTTCTTTGTGCCGCGGCCGTGTTGCGGGGTGATGGATTGGTTGAAGTGGCCACAGCTGAAATGGGACGCGGAGCGGCCTGAGACGGTGCGCTATCAGTGCGAGCATTGCGGCGAGCGATTCGAGGAGCTGCACAAGCCGCGGATGCTGGGTGACGGCGAGTGGCGGGCGACGGCACCTAGCGACGGCAAGACAGCTGGGTTCCATTTGTCGGGGTTGTATAGCCCGCTGGGCTGGTGCAGCTGGGAGCAGTTGGTGGATGATTTTCTGCGGGCCAAGGGTGACGCGCCTGCGCTTAAGGCGTTTGTCAATACGCGGCTGGCAGAAACTTGGGAAGAGGATTACGCCGCGGCCGTTAGTGCTGATGGGTTGATGGCGAAGCGGTTGGCGTATGAGCCGGGGACATGCCCTGAGGGCGTGGTGCTACTGACTGCTGGTGTTGACGTACAGGACAACCGCTTGGCGTGCAGCGTGTGGGGCTGGGGCGAGGGTGAAACGGGCTGGCTGGTGTGGCACCAGGAGCTGATGGGTGACCCGACGCAAAACGAAGTTTGGGGTCAGCTTGACCAGGTATTGGCGACTAAGTGGGCAACGGCTGGCGGTAAGGAGCTGACGATTCGGCAGATGGCGATTGATACGGGCGGCCACTGCACGCACGAAACCTATCGATGGGTGCGTGAACGGCTGGCGCAGGGCGCTATGGCGATCAAGGGCAGCAGCAGGCGCAACAGCCCGGCAGTGGGCAAGGGATCAAAGGTTGACGTGAACTGGCGGGGCAAGACATTGAAGCGCGGAGTAACGCTGTACCAGCTGGGGACCGACACGATCAAGACAACGCTGTTCGGAAGGTTGCGCCATAACGAGGGCACCTCGTCGCTTAATTTCGGCATGGGAGCGGACGATGACTATTTCAAGCAGCTGACCAGTGAACGGCAGGCGCTGCGATATCACCGCGGATTTCCGATTAGGGAATGGGTGAAAAAAGCAGGCGATCGAAATGAGGCGCTGGACTGCTTGGTTTATGCATACGCGGCGCTGCAATTATTCAGCCGCAAGATGAACCCTGGAACGATGTGGGAACAGTTGCGGCAGGAGCTAGAGGATGGGAAGAAACCGCCGCTAAGATCGAGAAAGAAGCCGCAAGCTGCGGCCAGTAGCTTTGTGAGCAGTTGGTAGTGGCTATCCCGATCCCAGCGCAAATTAGGGCCGGTGACACGGTTAAGTGGCGTGCGGATGCCAGCCAGGACAACCTTGGAAACGCGGTTGATAGCGGCAGCTGGACGCTGAAGTATTACATCCGCAGCAATACAGCTGGGGAGGGCGTCACGGTCACTGGCAGCGCGTATGGCACTGGCTGGGAGTTCACGCTTAGCGCGACTGATAGCGCGACTCTGGCGGCTGGCGATTACTACTGGCAGGCAATTGCCACTTACGGCAGCGAGCAGCTGACGCTGGGCGCTGGTCAGCTTGAGGTGCTGGCGGCTCTTGATTACAGCGGAACGCCTGCTGCTTATGACGGGCGGACGCAAGCGCAGCAGGATTTGGATGCCGTACAGGCTGCTATTAGGACACTGATTAGCAATGGAGCTAAGCAGTACAGCATTGGCGGGCGGAGTTTTACCAAGCTTGATTTGCCTGACTTAATGCAGAGGGAAAGTACGCTTAAGGCTGAGGTGAAGCGCGAGCAGAAGGCTGCCCTGATTGCTAATGGTCTGGGCAACCCCCACAACCTGTTCGTGAGGTTCTGATGGGTCTGCGCACGCGACTGTTTCGGGCTTTGGGATATCAGCCGATCAGGCAACGTCGGCCGCGGCGTATGTATGAGGGCGCGACTGTTAGCCGGCTGACCACCGACTGGGTAGCTGGCGGCACTAGCGCCGATGCTGAGATCAACGGCAGCTTGAGCAGGCTGCGCAACCGTGCGCGGCAGCTGGTGCGCGATTCGGACTATGCGCGGCAGGCCAAGCGTGCGGTGGTGTCAAACGTGATCGGCACGGGTATCAGGATGCAGGCCCAGGTACCGATGCAACGCGGCGGCCGGCTTGATGATCAGATCAACGGCGCCATCGAGATGGCGTGGAAGCGTTGGGGATACAAAGAGCATTGCGACGTGGCGGGCCGGTTGTGCTTTGCCGAGATTGAGCGCATGGCGATCGGCGCGATGTGCGAAAGCGGCGAGGTTTTCATTCGCCTGATCCGTCAGCCGTTTGGTGGTGGGCAAGTTCCGTTTGCGCTGCAGCTGATCGAATCTGACCAGCTGGATGAGACCTACACCGGGGCTAGCACTGTTTCCGGCAACGAATGGCGCATGGGCGTCGAGGTCGATAAGTGGGGCCGGCCGGTGCAGTATGCGTTCTTGGCCAAGCACCCTGGCGATGGGCCATTTTCCGGTTCACCGGGCAAGCGCCACCTGCTGCTGCCTGCTTCTGAGGTGATCCACCTGGCGATTTTGGAGCGTCCGGGCCAGACCCGTGGCGTGACTTGGTTTGCCTCTGCGATTAAGCGGATGCATCACCTCTCGGGTTATGAGGAGGCCGAGGTGGTGCGCGCACGGGCAAGCAGCGCGCTGATGGGGTTCATCACCTCGCCTGAGGGTGAGCTGGACCCAGGCGGTGAGGTCTATGACGGCGAGCGGGTTTCGTCGTTTGAGCCTGGCGTCTTTAAGTATTTGCAGCCGGGCGAATCAGTGAACGTTCCGAGCTTGGACGCACCCGATGGTCAGTTTGAGCCGTTCCTGCGGGCGATGCTTCGCGCTGTAGCTGCCGGAATTGGCTGCAGCTATGAGTCAGTTAGCCGTGATTTCAGCCAGACCAACTACAGCAGCAGCCGGCTGGCCCTGCTGGAAGAGCGGGAGCACTGGAAAACGCTGCAGGACTACATGGTGAAGAATTTCCACCAGCCGGTTTATGCGGCGTGGCTGGAAATGGCCGTAATGAGCGGCGCGTTGAATCTGCCTTTGTATGAGGTGGAGCCTGAGCGGTTTAAGCGCGTTAAGTGGGTGCCCCGCGCTTGGGGTTGGGTTGATCCGCAAAAGGAAGTTGCGGCTTACAAGGAAGCAATTCGCTGCGGGTTTAAGACGTTGGCGCAGGTTGTCGGTGAGCAAGGCGGCGACTTGGATGAGTATTTGATTGCGCGCAAAGCTGAGCTTGAAAAGTTGGAAGAGCTTGGCATTGCGGTGGACACTGATCCCAACGTGATGACAGCGGCCGGAAGCCTGCAACCTGCTGCAGCGGAATCGATCGACCTGCCCAGCCCCGACAACGAAACTGATATAGAAGATGACAACGGATAAGATTAAAGGAAAAGCTGAAGCGCCAATGGAAACAGCAGAGCTTGACGTAGAACAGCGAACGGGCGCCGAAGCTGTCGAAGCTGAGTCGGCGGATGAGTTGAACGTGCGCGATCTGGAGGGCAAATACCAGCGCGCAGAGCTGACCACCTTTGACGAGGTGGAGGATCGAACCTATGAGTTCCCCTTTAGCTCTGAATATCCGGTGGCCCGGTATTTCGGAAACGAAATTCTGAGCCATGAGGAAAAAGCGGCTGATCTTGCCCGGTTGAATGACGCGGCTCCGCTGTTGTTCAACCACAACCCTGATCGCGTGATTGGGGTTGTTGAGCGTGCATATATCGACGGCCAAAAACGCCGTGGCTATGTGCGCGTGCGGTTCAGCCGCAACCCGTTCGCCCAAGAAGTCTTGGGCGACGTGAAGGATGGCGTTCTGCGAAATGTCTCCTTCGGCTACTCCATCGACAAAATGGAGGAGCGTGGTGGTGGCGATTTTGTCGCTACTGCTTGGACCCCTTACGAGGTGTCTGTGGTTTCTGTACCGGCTGATCCCTCTGTGGGGGTTGGCCGTTCCTTAGAGACCGACTCCAACGCTGCTCCGGCAGCACCTCAACCTGATCCCATTCCTGAAATGGAAAACACCACCCCTGATCTGGCAGTGGTGCGGGCCGAAGCCGCTGAGGCTGAGCGTTCCCGTATTGCT